GGAAATCTTGCACAGATAAATCCGCAAGTTGTTCAGGCATTAAACCCTGATGATTTAATCAAACGTATCGCTATTGGTTTAGGGATTGATACAGATGGTTTATTAAAATCACAAGAGCAACTAGCAGAAGAACAAGCGGCACAAGAAGAACAAATGCAAGAACAACAGATGGTTCAGATGGCAGAGAAAGCTATCCCACAAGTCGCAAACAATCTAACTAAACCACAATAAGGAAACACAAATGGTAGATACAATAGAGATAAAAGAAGCAGAAACTACTAGCGAAAAACCAGTAGAAGATAATGTTACACAAAGTAAACCTGAAGGCTTACCTGAAAAATTCAACAGTGTTGAAGATTTAGCAAAGTCATATTCAGAGTTAGAAAAGAAACTTGGTGACAACAAAGAAGAAGCACCTAAAGAAGATACTCCTAAAACAGAAACTAAAAATGATTTAGAAGTTGCTGAAAAGGCAGTTGAGAGTGCAGGTTTAAATATGGATAACCTTGCAACAGAGTATAATGAAAAAGGTGAACTAGATGCAAAATCATACGAAGCATTAGAAAAAGCAGGTATACCTAAAGATTATGTAAACCAGTTTATTGAAGGTCAAAAAGCAATCGCTGACCAACAAGCAACATCTATTAAAGATATGGTAGGTGGTGCAGATGCTTATGCAGAGATGTCTAATTGGGCGGCAGACAATATGTCCGAACAAGAAAAGACAGCTTACAATACAGCAGTTAATTCTAAAGATGTTGAAACTGCAAAGTTAGCAGTCGTAGGATTAAAAGCTAAATTTGAAAGTGCAAATGGTAATGAACCAAGTCTCGTAGAAGGCAAAGGTACAATTACAGGACAAGATGGTTATAGGTCTTGGGCTGAAGTTACTGCCGCTATGGGTGATGACAGGTATTCAAAAGACCCTGCTTATCAAGCAATGGTTCAAGATAAATTAGCTAAATCAGATTTATAATATGTGGTTAGTAGCTTTAAGAAAGCTGTATGACGCAGAGGTTGCGGAGAGTACAGCAGTTATTGATACATTTTTAAAAAATTCTGTTGGTGTTGCAGACCATGATAATTTTATGAAAACTATAAAATCACAGTTTGATAAATTAGTACATGCAAAACATGCCATATCAGAAATTGATGAAATAACTAAAAACGTAACAAAAGGAAAAAACAATGTACGGAAAGAAAAAAGCTAAAGGTAAAAAAATGTTAAAAGGTGGACAGAAAAAACTACCTGCTGCATTACAGAAAAAAATTATGAAAGCTAAAAAGAAGTAATGGCTAAAAGAGGACTGTACGCCAACATCCATGCGAAGCGTAAACGTATCGCTGCGGGTTCTGGTGAAAAAATGCGTAAGGTTGGAGCTAAAGGTGCACCTACTAAAAAACAATTTAAAAGAGCGGCAAAGACAGCTAAGAAAAAGTAATGCCGGCTAAAAAATATCAGTCACCTTCCGGCGGTTTAAATGCTGCCGGAAGAAAATATTTTAAAAGAAAAACTGGTGCTAATTTAAAAGCTCCAGTCACAGGAAAAGTTAAACGTGGTTCTAAAGCGGCTAAGCGTAGAGCTAGTTTCTGTGCTCGTATGTCCGGAGTAAAAGGTGCAATGAAAAAACCTAATGGTAAACCTACAAGAAAAGCTCTAGCATTACGTAAATGGAAGTGTAGATAGTTGTGCACCCTTTTTAGGGGGCAGCTTGCCAACACATATTTAATAAAGTGTAATAACTTGACCACCTGCGGGTGACAATCTTGAATGTGAAACTGAAACATATGTAGAGGCTTTTATAAATAAACGTCATAACAAAGGAGAACACTATGGCAAATGCAAGTCCAGTATCAGTTGGAAGAGTAAATGCAAGTGGTTCGGAAGACGCTCTGTTTCTGAAAGTTTTTGCGGGAGAAGTACTTACTTCTTTTGATAGAGCTTCAGTAACTCAAGGTGCAGAAATGGTTAGAAGTATTTCTAACGGTAAATCTGCAACTTTCCCAGTAATGGGTAGAGTGGATGCTTCGTACCATACAGCAGGTGCTGAAATAACTGGTTCAGATGTAAACCACAACGAGAAAGTTATTACAATTAATGACCTTCTTTTATCTTCAGTATTTTTATCAAATATTGAGGAAGCAAAAAACCATTGGGATGTAAGAAGCGCTTACTCTACAGAAATTGGTAGAGCGTTAGCTTTCCAAAAAGATAAGCATATCTTACAAACAATTGGTCAAGCAGCACAAGCTTCTGCAAACGTAGCCGACAGCGGTTATGCAGCAGGAACTGTACTTACAAACACAGGTATTGCTTCAGCTACTGCTTCAACAGCAGCGAACGCAATGATTGATAGTTTGTTTGATGCGGCTAAACAATTAGATGCAAACTACGTTCCAAAAGAAGGTAGAAAAGCATTTATCAAATTAGAAGAGTACTACAAATTAGCAAACGGTACTAACGTAACTAACGTTGACTTCTCAGGTCAAGGTTCAATTGCGGAAGGTAAAGTTGTTAAAGTAGCAGGTATTGAATTAGTACCTACTGCACACTTTGTAGCGTCTAACGTAACTGCGGCTCCGGATGCAGGTTCAGCAACTGCGGGTGGTTCAAACCCTCAAGCTGTTGACTTATCAAACTACGTATGTTTGGTATCTCATCCTTCTGCTGTAGGTACTGTAAAACTTATGGATTTAGCTGTTGAAAGCGAATATGATATAAGAAGACAAGGTACTCTAATGGTTGCTAAGTACGCTATGTGACACGGTGTCCTAAGAGGCGAG